TAAAAAGAGTACTTTTGGTATATATTCAAGCATTTATCTAATACAATTATAGCATGTATTATGTTTTAGTATGATAATTTTCGTTCGTTTTATTATTACAACTTCTACTATAGTTTTCATACTTTAACATCAACTAAATGAATTTAATTAAGATTACTAGTTAATCGTTTTTTGGTTCTTTCATATTCTGAAATCTAAAATTTTATTATTTGTTTATTGTTATTATTTAACACATGTTGGTATTTCAACGATTTATCTTATTGTTAATATTCTTATTGCTTCCAAAGTATATCTAATTATTTTTAAGATAATTTACTAATTTTTATTTTTTCAAACATACATTCGACAAAAAACAGTTTTTATATGGTATAATTATATTGTATAATACAAAAGGTTAATGAAAATAATTAATATTAAATGTACCAAAAAAAATAGTTTTTGATATAATGAATATTATAATAAATAATTATTTAAATAAAATATTATATAAGGATGTGATTTTATGGATTTCAAAATCAGAGAGCTAATTAATGATATAACCCAAGATATTATCCAAACATACAAAATCCAAATTCCAATAGTAAATATAAATCAAGTTGTTGATGCTTTAGGAGGCAAGGTAATAGAAGATAGTTCTTTAAGTGGATACTCTGATGGATTTATTAGAAAAGTTGATGATTCATTTGAAATAGTGGTATCTCCTTATCAACCAGATACCAGAAAGAATTTTACCATTGCTCATGAACTTGGACATTTATTTTTACACATGGGTTATGGCATTGATGATGAACTATGGAATAGTCAAGATGGAAATCAGTATTTTAGAAGTGGCAATACCAATAAGGAGTATCAATCCAATGAATTTGCAGCAGCCTTGTTGATGCCTAAACATGAATATAAAAGAATTATGGATGAAAACACAGTAGGTAATAAGGTCGACACTTCAAAAATTGCAGAATACTTTAATGTTTCCTCTTATGCAGCATCTAATAGAGGGAAATGGTTAGGATATTTACAATGGTAGATGATAAAGAATATAAAACTCAAAATGTAAATAATGTTCATAATTCAGCTAAAAACGAAAACGCTTTTAATCTTAAAAAGTATAAGGAAAAACTTCAAGAAAATATTAATACTGATATTTATGAAAAAGAAAAAGAACCTAATCATCCAGAAGTGATTTTGTTCTTTTCTTTTGATATAGCTAATTCATCATTATATAAAAATATAAATTATAGCGGATGGGCTAAGGTATTATCACATATAATTCGTAAGTTACAATATAGAGTTTATGAAAACCTTAAAGCACAACTTTGGAGAGTTCTTGGTGATGAGGTAATTTTCATTATCGTACTAAAAAATTATGATGAAATTTATAAATACATAGATATAATCTTTGATATTTTAACAAGCACTGCTAAAGATATAAAAAGTGGTAATATATTCTCTACACTAGAAGGATTTTCTGAATCTGAAAAATACTTAATGAAACTTCAAAATATTATTTCATTAAAAGGAGCGGCCTGGATTGCTATAGTATCAAGAAATCCTAATTTTAATGCTTTAGAAAATAATGAACAATATGAAAATATTTCTGCTATGTACGATTTATCCAATAATTATAAAATATTTGAGTTCTTAGGAAATGATATTGATGCTGGTTTCAGAATATCAAAGCAAACATGCCCAGAAAGACTTGTTCTTAGTTTTGAACTAGCTTATATATTATCAAGAAAAACTGATATTTTATCTAAATTACATATAATTACATATAAAAAATTAAAGGGTATCTGGAAAGATAAACTATACCCTATCATTTGGTATCATAATAAAGGAAAAAATAATGATATAGAATTTGATGATAGTTTTTCTTTTGATGAAATAGAAGAAAATGAATTGGTTCGAGAATATTTTTTTAATAAAAAAGGAGAAAGTAAATTACTAATTGATTCTTTTATGTTTAATTCTGTAGACAAGGCTTTGGATAAAATACTTATAGACAGAAACCTTAGTGATAAGATTGAAAAAATAGGTGACGTAATTTCTAAAACAAACCCCAGTTATGATAAAAATACAATAGATAAAGACTATATAAAAGTAGATTTAATGGAATTACACTGTGTTGCGGTTTGTTATAATAAATCAACTTCAAAAATATTAATTGCGAAAAGAAGTGATAATAGAAATAATAATGCGAGTAAATGGGAATTTGGTTGTGCTAAGGCAAGTCTAGAAACTTCAATTATAAATACTATTAAAGATGAATATGAAAAAGATTTTAATATAAACATTGAACCTATTACTGATTGCACAAGAAAAGATGATTGCCAACCTATACCTCTAGCAATTTATCAAGTTAAAAAAAGTGATGGTTTACACAAAGGCATTATAACTCTCGCAGAAATAATAAATGATTATGATATTTCTAAATTTGAACCCACATCAAAACATAATGAACTTGCATGGATAGGAGAGGATGAACTTGAAGATTTTAATGAAAACACAGTACCTGATTTTAAAGAAACTTTAAAACTAGCATTTAAAAAATTAAATGAAAATCAATTACAAGAATCTACAAATATGTAAATAGTATTCTTCTATGATTTGATTCTATCTTCATAGAGGAATACTAACCAAATAAAACATTTTCTAAATAGCATTAAAAACTACTACAAGTATATATATAAACAATATAATACCACCTAAAATAAAAGCTTCTACTGACTTTTTTACATTATACATTTTCTTATCACAGATTAAAGATAATTCTTTTATTTGAACAAGTGCATCATTAATCAAGTTTTCTTCGTCTTTAAATGCATTTTCAAATGCTTCTTTGTACTGTTCATTATTTAAAGATGCTATCTCTTTATAATAAAAAATAGATTTATATTCATTTTCTATTTTAGAATTCCTTGGCTTTAAAACCATAATCGAAAAATAAATTGAAATAACAAATATACATAATATAACAATGTAAAATAGCATCTCTAAACATCTGATATTACTTATACTTAAGTGATTCATTATTTTTTCCTTCCCTGAAAATAAAAAACCTATAATTGCGCTATTTAATAATAGTAAAAAACTAGCTTTATTATCTGATTTTTCAATATAGTAATCAATTCTATTTACTATAAACTTCGCTATGTCTATTTTTTTATCCATGATTTTACTACCTCATTTCATTAAATTTTATATTGATTCAAAATTTTATTTTCTACTTATTATCATTGAATAAATTATTATTTGGAAATAATCTTATTGAAATAATAAAAATATGTGAAAGAAAGTAATAACTAACTATAATTACTACTTCCTAACTTAAACATTCTATCTCTTCCAATTAAAAGTAAGATATCGTCCTCTATAAGTTTCATATTCTCTTATAATATCCAATATTTCCTCCCTAGAAGTTGCAATTAAACTTCTATCAAATAGTTCAATCATTCTATTGCTATCATTATCAGAAACATTACAAGACTCTAATATCTCATTATTAAATATTGCAATAGCATACCCAGTACCTATTTTTATCTCATTTAATTCATGTAAATTATTTGCTGCTCTAAAGATATCAGCTTCAGCCAATCCACCTAAATCTTCGCTTCTATTAATCAAGTTATTAAGTTTAATACTAAAAGCTGCTCTTACAAATCTCTCATAAACCAATGCATCCATACATAAATCCTCCATTATCACAATAATATATTTACATTATATTACAATAATAGAGTTATCACAACAAACAACCACTTCTAGTTGATAACTTTTATCTATCTATTAATAAAATCCAATGCTTTATAAAGTGTATCAAATCTATCATTACCTTTTATCATAATAAATTTTTCTTTAGTAATAGAACTTATCTTTTCACATGCGCCACCTCCTACAACATATAAATTTTCCGTCTGACCTGGTACGTAATCTTTTATATCACAAACTAAAACTTTGCTTGGACTATAGCCCCAACTAAGCACATTCGCAAGTATCTTATCAACTTCTCCATCATAAACAATTGTATGTTTGTACATCTGTTTAACTCCCTCATTATTTATATTTTTATTTAATACACCTTCTACAATTAACTTAGCAATACCTTCATGACCTAGTTTCTTAGCTTTATCATAATCTTCTTTATTATCACAGAAGAAACTTTCAATTAATACTGCTGTAGGCTTTGAACTATTTAAGATATATAATCTTTTATCTAATTTAGCACCTCTATTTTTAAATACTGTACCTAGTTTATCACATATTCTAGTTGCATACTCTAAGCCTTTATTACTATAATATAGGACTTCTGAACCTTTACCTTGACCGTTACTTGCATTTAAATGTAACTCTATAAGTAAATCATATCCTCCACTATTAACTCTAGGTATTTTATAAGACTTTTCTTCATTCTTAGTTTTAAACTGCTTTTCTGGGCATATTATTACATCTACCTTATGCCCTTCTTTTCTAAATGTATCTGCTAATACTGGTGCAAGAGATTTGTTGTATTGATACTCGTTAACTACTCCATCAGCAGAAGTACATGCTCCACTTTTTAAAATACTGTGTCCTACTGTTATACATATTTTCATTATTTACTACCTCCTTTAACATTTAATTCATCTGTCATAGTATCTAATAAACTACCTATTTTCTCTTTTAATCGTTTAGGAACTGGTAATCCACATAAGTACATATTTTTTAATATACTTACACTTTCATATAGAATAAATAAAATAGAGAAAAATTCAGATATTCCAAGATGATTTAATCGCAAAAAATCAACCCAATCTTGTGGCAACATAAATAAAAAGTTAAACTTTGTTAGAATGTCAACTACTGCTAGAAAAAATATACATGCTATCATTGCAACTTTTCTTATTCCTCCATTTATTCCAAAGCTCGAATTAAACTGATGTGTTTTTATCGCTCTTAAGCATCCTAGCAGTGTATCAAATGCTATTGCTAATATTACTAATTTTATAAATATATTTGTTGCTAAAAAAACTATTGTTACGTTCATATTTCCTCCTTATTTTGCATTAAAATAAGACTTAGAAATTATCTAAGTCTATAAAAAAAGAACCTACTACACTGTTGGTTCTACTGGTGTTTCTTCTTTATTTAATAAACCTGTTAACTCTAAATATTGTTCTTCTGTAATCCTATTTACTGCATAGAATACATCCATCTTATGTTGTAAATCCTCCTTAGTGCTATAGTTCTTTTGTTCTATCATTAATTTTAATAAGTTATACATATCATTTCCTCCTATAAATTATTGTTTAATTTTATATTTTCTACTTCAAAGGCTGTATTTACTATCTCAGAATCTCTATTTTTATTTTCTTCTTTTAACAGATTTAATTCTTTTTCTAATGCTTGTAATCTCTTTTGTTCATCTGTCAAAACAATCTCTATATTTTTTATGTTTAGTTCTTTTGTAACTGGATTTATAGACTCTATATACTGTTTACTATAGTCTATACTTCCATATTCAACATCTAAGTAATGTAATTCTGTTATTGTATCATGTTCTAATACGTCACCTGTTGTTTCACCTGTTTGGAATATTATTTTTCCATCTTGATTATAAATTACTCTATTTCCTCTATCCATTCTATCACCTCATATTATTAATTATTTAAAAGCTCTATGTCTAACGCATACCATCTAAAAGTGCTAGTATAAAAACTAATAGGAAATTTAATTCCAGCACTTAAATCACTGATACCTATTTCAATATTAAAACTATCGGCAGTAATATCTCTAACATTAGCAGTCCCAACAATACGAGTATATGAACCATTATCATATTTAAGATTTCGATCTCTACCACTCATACAAGGATAAGCGTGAAGATACTTAAAAGGTTGAGAAGTATCTCTAAAAGAAATATAACTAATTATAATAGTTTTTGGTACAAAGTTTAATTTAGTAGGAACAATTAAAGAATTTTGAGAACCATCTGGTGGAGTATAAGTGCCAGTCGCATATTTAATTCGTTGACTTAATTGATTAGTTAATTCTGTTATCCTATTTTGCAACTCCTCAACACTAGCATCTGAACTATCAAAAGAAGTTTTAATTTTCTCTGATAACTCTACTAGCGTATTATTTAAACTTGCTTCTATGTTCTTTAATGCTAAAGTATTTATAATACTTGTTTTGCCACTTTTGAATGTATCTTTAATTTCTATCCATTTATTTGTAACTTCATCTGTTGTAGAACCACTTGGAAGGGGTGCAATTCCTCTGCTTACGCTTACAACTTTTTCTACTGTAGCATTGGCACTGTCTGTAACAACTATTTTAAGAGTATGCAGTGCATTATCTTCTAATGTATAGTTAATTGTCTTTTCAAGAGTTAAATCGGTTGTTATAGTTTCTTTTAATACATCATCTATAAAATATTCTATTTTAGTTAACAATGTAGGGTCTGTGTGGTCAGCTTTAAATGTTGCTGTGCTTGAGTTATATGAGGATATGTTCAAAAATGGTAATGCTTGTAGTAATGTTATTTTAGCATAACCATGAGCATTACTAGTATTATCACCTGCGATACTATTAACATTTTCTAACCAATATTCAGATGTAGGTATATATCCTTTTGGTTTATAACTATCTTTAGTTAAAACATATCCGCTTCCACCTCCACCTACGCCACTAGTAGAAGCTCCAGCACCACCATACCAACCACCACCGCCAGCACAAACATTACCAATACCACCTTTTCCAAATGAACCATTGCCATTACTATTAACAGTTACACCACCTTCGTATTGAGTGCCACCAGTACAAGTAGTTCCAGCACTAACACCCATGCCACCTGCAAATCCACCACCTAAACCAATTGAAGAAAAAGAAGAAATACCAATAGAACCTCCGCCCCCTGCTACAATTATACGTGATAATAATCCTTGCTCATCATTCCAAACACCTCCAATAAGTCTTATATCGGTAGCTCCGCCTCCACATGTTGTAAATTTAGGGTCTACACCTTCATTAGGACCTCTTCCCCCTCCATTAAAACCAGCCCAGTCGCTAATGTTACTAAACTTTTTGTACCCACTTTCACCAGCGTAAACATATAATATAGTTTCTTTTTTTAATGTGAGTTCTCCTTTAGAATAGCCACCTTTAGCACATTCAGTCCACTCATCAAAACGACCACCTCCACTAGCACCCCAACATTCTAATTTATACTTCCCAGGTTTTAATATAACTTTTTTCCCTGTTCCAATATAATTAAAATTCCATTCAGTAGTCATTTTTATCACTCTCCTTTCTTAAATAGGTAACATATCATTTTGTATAGATATATTAACCTCATTAAATTTTTCTATTTTTCTAACAACTTCATCTATTGCCCCTTGCACATTCGTAGCAGTAAGATTACTTGTTGCATTATTATAGCTTGTTTTCTCTGCTGTTGTTTCTATACTATCTACACTAGCTTTTACCTCATTTAAGGCACTAACTATATTTGTTTTATCTGTTGTAGTAAGTTGTGTTGTATCCCCTATTTTATTGTTTAACTCTGTTTTAGCAGTTTCTAAGTTGCTTGTTAATTCTGTTTTAGTTGTATCAATTTTAGTATTAACAGTACCTATTTTAGTTTCTAAGTCTTGTATATCTTTGAGTGTTGCAAAGATTATTGTTGGGTCAATTTTTAGTTCTATATTATTTACATTAGATACAATAAGCACAGTTTTAACCTTCATGTCTACCACTGCACCTTGTTCTATAGAAGGTTTATAACACTCTTTGTATTTAGAAATGGCAATTAAATTATTTTCATCATCTAAATATCCTATTTCTCTTATCATAAACCCGCCTACACTTGATGGTATTAAACTCTCTAATATTATACAATTTGGTGCAGTTTCATCTGTAGTTGTATTTCCGATATTGCCTTCCCATACCACATTTTTGAGAGCTGTCTGACTCTCAGTTGGAGTATATTCACTCCCTCCTCCATCACCAAGTTGAATTTTTACAAATCCCACTTTATTACCTGTGACACTTGCATTTGCTATCTTTGCTTTTCCTACATCTGTAATTATAGTGTAATAACTTTTATCTATAGCCAATATATCACCTCCTAAAATATTGTTACCTCTTGGTATCCAACTCCATTGCCAGTTAATACATCAATTTCTCCATAAGTTTCTATATCTGGTGGACTCCAAGGGTATATAGTTATTTCTTGACCCATTAAGGTTGTTATACCAAAATTCATATAATTGTCTTTGCTTATAAGCACTCTAGTGTAATCAAGACTCATATTACAAGGTTTGATGCTACTTACAAAAGAATGAACTTCCTCAAACCAATCTTGATTTCTAGCATCACTCTCAAGGTGTATGTTATAAGTCGCATTATTAATAGTTAATTCATAATTGCCTTCTCCAACTACATTATCTAGCCAGTTTCTTAAAAATCTCTCTGAATAAGGTAATTTACTTATATATTTACTAAAAATCCTAAACCTTCTATCTTCTAAACTCTCATTACTTTTAGGAGTTATAGACATTATCTTTTCCCATCTTTTCACACCACTTGGAGTTAAATCCTCTAAAAACTGGTCATTTGATAGGTCCTTTAATTTATCATGTAGTGTTTTTATTTCTTTATTTTCTACATTAAATACTTTTATATATTCTTCTTTATCTTGCAGAATTTGTGGTAAGTAATTTATTAGATTAATCTCTTTATCCAACTACTTCACCTCTTAATACTATAGAATCTTTATCAACATTAAGATTAGATGCAATACTATTTATCATTGTATTTGCAATGTCTAATACTCCATCAATACTAAGTAATCTAGTTTCAATTTGAGATATACGAACTATTAAGTTTTCTTCATCTTCCCAACTCATATTAAGTTCATTTAAATAGTCATCAACTGCTTCTTCTGCAATTGTTTTTATATTCTCCCATGTATATCCACTCTTATATGTTATTTCTGCTGATATATTTATAGTTGTACTTGTAACTCCTTCAACTGTGACTCGGTGTCCAATTGGTGCTAATCCAAGACCTTCTCCTTGGTTTTGTAGAGGGTCAATTTCTTCTTGAACTAAATTAACTAAGTCAGTGCTTGGTACTTTGAAGTTAGAATTAATTATTACTAACTTAACAGTACCTCCACCGTCCCACACAGGATAAACCTTAACTCCTCCAACATCTTGTATTTTGTTAACTTCATCTTTATAATTTTGTATATTTCCACCAAATGATTGTGAATTTAAACTTCATAATATCGTTGCCTTAGACTGTCCTCTGATTCTTCATCTTCTCCATTTATCAGTATTTCTGTCAGTTCTGCTGTTTCTAATTTGTCTATATATTCGATAGGTATTAGTTGCCCCAACTCAAAAATAGGTCCCGCAGTCTCACATTTCATCTTATATATACCTTCAGATATTCTCTCAATTGCTACATAGTTATATTCTCCTAGATTAAACCTAGAATCAAGTGGAATATCTATGTTAAAAACTCCTTTTACAATTGTATTGGTTGCAGGTAAAGGTGTAATACCTCTCTCTTTACATCTCTTCTCTAAATAGTAATAACTAGCAGTATCTACGAATGTTTGGTCTAGTAATTCATCCATTGCAATGTATGTTTCTGTGAGTTCTATGGCAACAGGAGCAAGAGCATTATATATTATAGACCCTTCCCTTTTATCAAAAGTATCTGGTACACTATCTAACATTCTTTTAATTATATTTTCAAAAGTCATTAACTCAAACACTAAATACTCACCACCTTCTCTGCATTTAAATTCCCATACTTTGTATGAACTATAAACTTACAATGTACTTTTCCTTTTACATTTTGAAATTCAAAATTATCTACATTTTCAATCCTATCATCTTGAATTAGTGCTTCTGTTATCCTTCTTTCAAGTTCGGGTATTACATATGAAATAGGTTCTCCAATTAAATCATTTAATTCAACACCATAATTTCTAGAATAAATAAGGTGCTCATACCTTTCAGTATTTAAAATTAAAAAAATGGTTTGTT